ATGTATCTCGATCCTCCTTATGACATTAAGGATAATCTCTACGGGAATAAGGGATCAATGCACAAAAGATTTGATCACGATAAGTTTGCTGCTGATTGCGATGCTAACGATATGGATCAGTTGATTAGTTATAATTCTGATCAACTTGTAAAGGATAGGTTTAAGAACTGGAACGCTGCTGAATTTGATCTAACTTATACGATGCGTTCTGTGGGTGAATATATGCGTGAGCAAAAACAACGTAAAGAACTCTTGCTTTTTAATTATGGAATTGAAGGACTGGTTAAACTCGATTAATCAAACGAAACAACATCTGATTGACGAAGATCCATCGCTTGAAAAAGAATATGCTCCTTATATTATCAATCGTTGTCTATCAGGTCATCTTGATTGCGTTCTGTTTGCGAATGAAATGAATCGCTATCATTTCCTCCCAAAGAAACTTCAATATGACTTTTTTATAAATAGTCTGAGGAAAAAGAAGAGATTTTCTCCCTGGCTCCGACAAGATAAAATCAAAGACCTTGATTATGTTAAACGTTACTATGGTTTTAGTAATGAAAAGGCAAAACAAGCTTTGAGGATTCTTACTAAAGAACAACTAACATTTATTAAATCGAAATTTGAAACTGGAGGATCAAAATGAGTGTCGTTCAAGAACCTGAAGTAAAGTGGACGCCCGACCAAATGGTGGAAGTGATTCTTAACGAACCCGATGACTTTTTGAAGGTTCGTGAGACTTTGACCCGTATCGGAGTAGCTTCAAGAAAAGAAAAGAAAATCTATCAGTCTTGCCATATTCTACACAAGCAAGGTAGATATTATCTCGTTCACTTTAAGGAACTGTTTGCTCTAGATGGTAAACACGCTAACCTGACTGTGAATGATGTTCAGCGTCGCAATCGTATTGCCCAACTTCTTGCGGATTGGGGTCTAATCACGATTGTTGACCTGAAAAAAATCCAAGACATTGCACCCCTGAACCAGATTAAGGTTCTTGCTTATAAGGATAAGGGTGATTGGATTTTAGAAACCAAGTATAATATTGGTGCTAAAAAGAAAAAGGTAGAGGATGCCGAATGATAAATTGGGGAGTTCAACACTCCCCTTTTTATTGTTTATACCTATATAATAGTAAGGATGCCTTCGGGGTCCACAAAACACAAACTCGCTTTTAAAGGAGCTACCATAATGACCAGTATCACACGATATACTGCTGCGGATCTTCCTGCTTTGATGGAGAAGATCAATAAGTACAGCATCGGAATGGACGAATATTTTGATCGTCTTTCCCATCTTCACGAAACGACTTCAAACTATCCACCTTATAATCTTGTTCAGGTCAGTAATGTAGAATCACGACTTGAACTTGCTCTTGCCGGATTTAGAAAAAGAGAGGTGCTCGTTTATACACAAGACGGCAAACTCTTTGTTGAAGGTCAGAAAGAAGATAAAGAAACGGAGTCTAACTATCTTCACAAAGGTCTGGCTCAACGCAGTTTTACAAGAGCTTGGACGCTCTCTGATGATACGGAAGTTAGATCGGTTAATTTTGAGGATGGACTTTTGACCGTTACTCTTGGACGAATTGTTCCAGATCATCATAAGAGAAAGGACTATCTCTAAATAGTTTTGAATATCGTCGGCGCTGTGCCAAGGGAGGCAACTGGCAAAATCCAGTTGACGCCTCCCCTTTTTATTGGTATAATAGTTGGAGGAATCATTTAAACAATGTCAGTCAAAGTAGTTTTATTGCAATCTGGTGAACAGGTCATTACTGATATTAAAGAAGTTATTTCTGAGGAAAAATCAGTAGCGTATCTTTTTACAAATCCTCAGAAAGTTACAATCAACAAACCTTTCTTAGTTTCTGAACAAGATAATGAAAGGTCTTATGAAATCACTTTTTCACAGTGGATGTTATTGTCTGCTGATAAAGAGATGGCAGTTCCGACTAACTATGTGGTTACAATTGTGGAACCACTAGATAGTGTTAAAGAAATGTATTCGGAGAAAATTAATGGAACAAATAGTGAAGTGTCTTCTACTCAAGAATGACCTAGTTTTAATTTCTGAGATTGTTGAAGTTGGATCTGAACTTGGAGAACCAGACTGTAAGCTCACTAAACCTTTTAAATTAGTTGAGCAGTCTGATTCTTTTACTTTAGAACCTTGGATTACTTTTAGTTTACAGACTGAATTCATGATTCATTCTGATAGTATAATGACCATTGTAGATCCAACTCCTGATCTTCTTTCCAAATATTTTGATATGATTGCCTAATGAAGTTTTATACAAACGTCCAGATGGTCGGGGACCACTTCTTGGTTCGTGGTTATGAAGATGGAAAACACTTCATGACTCGTGAGAAGTTCAACCCGACTCTTTTTGTCCCTTCTAACAAGAAAACTAAATATCAAACCTTGAATGGGGAATATGTTGAATCAATTGAACCTGGTTCTGTTCGTGATTGTCGTGAGTTTATCAAACGATATGATGGTGTAGAAAACTTTAAAATCTATGGGAATACTGGATACATCTACCAGTATATTTCTGAAATGTATCCTGAAGAGGAACTCAAGTTTGACATTAGTAAGATCAAAGTAACGACTCTTGATATTGAGGTTGCTTCTGAGAATGGATTCCCTGATGTAGAATCTGCTGCTGAGGAAGTTCTACTCATTACTATTCAGGACTATTCATCTAAGAAGATTCGCACTTGGGGTCAAGGTCCCTTTAAGAATCAGCAAAAGAATGTTGAGTATCGTTCTTTTTCCAGTGAGTATGATCTTCTCAACGATTTCATCAACTGGTGGATGATTGAAGAAAATACACCAGAAGTTGTGACTGGATGGAATATTGAACTGTATGATATTCCATATATTGTTCGTCGTCTGGATCGTGTTCTGGGTGAGAAGTTAATGAAGCGTATGTCTCCTTGGGGTCTTGTAACCGAGGATGAGATTTATATTGCTGGTCGTAAGCATATTTCTTATGATGTTGGTGGTGTTACTCAACTTGACTATCTGAATCTTTATAAGAAGTTTACTTATAAGGCACAGGAGTCCTATCGTCTTGATTACATTGCTGAAGTAGAACTCGGATCTAAAAAACTTGATCACTCTGAGTTTGATACCTTCAAGGACTTTTACACCAAAGGTTGGCAGAAGTTTGTAGAATACAACATCATTGACGTGGAACTTGTTGACCGAATGGAAGACAAGATGAAACTGATTGAACTTGCTATCACGATGGCATATGACGCTAAGGCAAACTATGCTGATGTATTCTCTCAAGTTAGAATGTGGGATACTATCATCTACAACTATCTAAAAAAGAGGAACATTGTAATTCCCCCAAAAGAACGTTCTGCTAAAGATGAAAAGTATGCTGGTGCTTACGTAAAGGAACCCATTCCTGGAAAGTATGATTGGGTGGTGTCGTTTGACTTGAACTCCCTGTATCCTCACCTCATTATGCAGTACAATATCTCACCAGAAACACTTCTAGATGAGAGGCACCCATCAGTAACTGTGGATAAGATTCTAAACCAGGATATTACGTTTGAACTGTATAAGGACAAGGCAGTTTGTGCTAACGGGGCAATGTTCCGTAAGGATGTGCGTGGATTTCTTCCTGAACTGATGGAAAAGATCTATGAAGATCGCACCATCTACAAAAAGAAAATGCTTGCTGCTAAACAAGAATATGAAAAGAAAAAGACAAAAGAACTGGAAAAAGAGATTGCTAGGTGTAACAACATCCAAATGGCGAGGAAGATTCAACTTAACTCTGCTTATGGTGCTATCGGCAATCAGTATTTTCGCTATTACAAACTAGCAAATGCTGAGGCAATCACTTTGTCTGGTCAGGTTTCTATCCGTTGGATTGAAGACAAGATGAATGCCTATATCAACAAACTTTTGAAAACTGATGGAGTTGATTATGTTATTGCTTCTGATACTGATTCTATCTACCTTAATATGGGTCCTCTGGTTGAGCGTATATACAAGGGAAGAGAGAAAACTACTGAAGGCGTTGTTTCGTTCCTTGATAAGATCTGTCAGGTGGAACTTGAAAAGTATATTGAAGGTTGCTACCAAGAACTGGCTGAGTATGTGAATGCTTATGACCAGAAGATGCAGATGAAGCGTGAGAACATTGCCGAACGTGGAATCTGGACCGCCAAGAAGCGTTACATTCTCAATGTGTGGGACAGTGAGGGTGTTCGTTATGAAGAACCCAAATTGAAGATGATGGGTATTGAGGCAGTCAAGTCATCCACTCCTGCTCCTTGTCGCAAGATGATTAAGGATGGACTCAAGTTGATGATGAGTGGAACAGAAGAAGATGTCATTGACTTCATTGATAAGTGCCGTGAGGAATTTAAGAAACTTCCTCCAGAACAGATTGCTTTCCCTAGAACTGCTTCTGATGTTCGTAAATATCATTCATCAGCAACAATCTATGCTTCAAAAACTCCTATTCATATTCGTGGAGCACTTCTGTTTAATCATTACATAAAGGAAAAGAAACTAACAAACAAGTACTCACTGATTGCTAATGGTGAAAAAGTCAAGTTTATTTTTCTAAAAAAACCAAACATTATTCAGGAGAATGTGATTTCCTTTATTCAAGATTTTCCAAAGGAACTTGGTCTTGACAAATACATTGACTATGAACTACAATTTGAAAAGAGTTTTGTAGACCCACTGAAATCTATCCTTGATGCGATTGGATGGAATGTGGAAAAAACTGTAAACCTTGAATTATTTTTTGCCTAATGGATCTGCCTATTAATGATCAAGAACTGAATACAATTGTAAAAGCAATGGCTCTTGGTGGAGACACTGCCTTATATCAAAAACTTAAATTGGTAAAAGAACTTAAAGAACAAGGTTTGCCTTATAAAAAAATACTTCGTGAAGAATACGGGATGGTGGCGTGATGGACTTTCTTAAAGACATTGTAAAGGAAATTGGTGGCGAGTACACTCAACTTGCTGCAGACATTGATGAGACGGAAAAGTATGTTGATACGGGTTCATACATTTTTAATGCACTGGTTTCAGGTAGTGTATTTGGTGGTGTATCTGGGAATAAGATTACTGCTATTGCTGGAGAGTCTTCTACTGGAAAGACTTTTTTCTCTCTCGCCGTGGTTAAGAACTTTCTTGATACTCATCCCGATGGTTACTGTCTCTACTTTGACACTGAGGCTGCTATCACTAAATCTCTTGTAGAATCCCGTGGAATTGATACTTCTCGTCTTGTGGTTGTCAATGTTGTTACTATTGAAGAGTTTCGCGGAAAGGCACTCAAAGCAGTAGACCTATACTTAAAAAAACCAGTAGATGAACGCAAACCTTGTATGTTTGTGCTAGACTCTCTTGGAATGCTCTCAACCGAAAAGGAAATTACTGACGCACTGAACGACAAACAAGTTCGTGATATGACCAAATCTCAATTGGTCAAAGGTGCTTTCCGTATGCTCACTCTAAAGTTGGGGCAGGCAAATATTCCTATGATTGTAACAAACCACACCTACGATGTTATCGGTGCTTACGTACCAACGAAAGAAATGGGTGGCGGTAGTGGTCTTAAGTACGCCGCTTCTACTATCATATATCTCTCAAAGAAGAAAGAGAAAGATGGAACAGAAGTTATCGGAAACATTATCAAGGCAAAGACTGCTAAGTCACGTCTGAGTAAAGAAAATCAAGATGTAGAAGTTCGTCTCTATTATGATGAGCGTGGTCTTGATCGTTATTATGGTCTTCTTGAACTTGGTGAAACAGCAGGTCTCTGGAAGAATGTAGCAGGACGCTATGAAATTAATGGTAAGAAAATTTACGGTAAGGAGATTCTAAAAAATCCTGATCAATATTTTACCGAAGAAGTAATGCAGCAACTTGATGCTGCCGCGAAACAACAATTCTCTTATGGAACGAATTGAGACAACCATTCTCAGAAACTTAGTATTTAATGAAGACTATTCACGCAAGGTCATACCTTTCATACAACCAGATTATTTTGAGCAAAAGACCGAGAAGGTCATTTTTGAAGAGATTGTCCAGTTCATTGTTAAGTATGGTTCAGCAATTACCATTGAAGCACTCAATATTGAAATAGAGAATCGCACTGACTTAACGGAAGATCAAATCAAAGAAATCAGAGAAATTAATAAATCTCTGAATGACTCTCCAGTAGATAAGCAATGGTTGTTAGACACAACTGAAAAGTGGTGCCGTGATCGTGCCATTTACTTGGCACTTATGGAATCAATTCATATTGCTGATGGAAATAGTGAAAAGAAGAATCGTGATGCCATTCCATCAATTCTTTCTGATGCTCTTGCGGTAAGTTTTGATAATAATATCGGTCACGACTATCTTCAGAACTATGAGGAGCGATATGAATTTTACCACCGCAAAGAAGATAAGATTGAGTTTGACCTGGAATATTTCAACAAAATCACGAAAGGTGGTCTACCTAACAAGACTCTCAATATTGCTCTCGCTGGAACGGGTGTTGGGAAATCACTGTTTATGTGTCATCTGGCTAGCTCCGTCTTGTTACAGGGCAGGTCCGTACTCTATATCACTCTTGAAATGGCGGAAGAGCGAATTGCAGAAAGAATTGACGCAAACCTTCTCAATGTCCCGATTCAGCAACTGGTTGATTTACCACGCCAGATGTTTGAGAACAAAGTCACAAACATCTCAAAGAAAACACAAGGAACTCTTATAATTAAAGAGTATCCTACTGCCTCTGCCCATAGTGGACACTTTAAGGCACTGCTTAATGAGTTGGCACTTAAGAAATCATTCAGACCTGATATTATTTTTATTGACTACCTTAATATTTGCGCTTCCTCTAGGCATAAGGCAAATAGCTCTGTCAATTCTTATTCATATATCAAAGCAATTGCTGAAGAACTTCGCGGTCTGGCGGTGGAATTCAATGTTCCCATTGTCTCTGCTACCCAGACTACCCGCAGTGGTTATGGGAACTCTGATGTTGAACTTACTGATACTAGTGAATCCTTTGGTCTCCCTGCTACTGCTGATCTTATGTTTGCCCTTATTAGCACTGAAGAGTTGGAGGCACTTGGGCAGATTATGGTGAAGCAATTGAAGAACAGATACAATGACCCTACTATCTACAAGCGTTTCATTGTAGGTATTGACCGTGCTAAAATGCGTCTTTATGACTGTGAGCAAACTGCTCAAAAGGATATACTTGACTCTGGACAAGATGGCGAGTATAATGATGAAGACAAGAAACCTAAAAAGTCGTTTGAAGGATTTAAATTTTAATGGAAACTGCTAGACACGTTAATTTTGATAAGTATGCTGAGTTTGTGGATGCTGTAACTTCTGATGCGTCCAAAGACTTCCTTTCCCTTTCTGATCGTCTTGTCGCACTGGATGAGAAGGGTGCTAATATTGAACGCTTGCTGACTGCTGCTGTTGGTATCAATGCCGAAGGTGGTGAGTTTATGGAAATCGTCAAGAAAATGATCTTCCAAGGCAAACCATTTAATGAAGACAATCGTGAGCACATGATCATTGAACTTGGTGATATTATGTGGTATGTTGCCCAAGCTTGTATGGCTCTTGAAGTGACCCTTGATGATGTGGTTGCTCGTAATGTACAAAAACTTCTCAAACGTTATCCTGAGGGTGCGTTTGATGTTTATTTCTCCGAAAACCGTGCTGCTGACGACCGATGACTAAGGAAAAAAAAGTAACACTCAAAGTTGATGTTCGTACTGCTGCTGTAGTTCGTCAAGTGCTCTTTGAAGCACAAAGGGGATATGGTCTTGAGTATACTCCAGAGCGTATCGTTGATATTCGTTCAGTCATTCAAGATCTTGACGATAATATTGGATCTGGTTTAGGAGTATAATGAAAGTCCATAAGTTTGCACCAGTAACTGTATTTGAAACTGAAATTCCTGGATATAAAAATCTGTTAAAAGATTTACATCAGGGTCATTCGTTTGATGATGAAACTGGACTGATTACTGGTGAACTTAATGGAAAAGTTCTGGTCCATAAAGATCCTGCTTTTTCTTCATTCTTCAAAAAAGTTAAAGAAAAAGTTAAAGATTATCTAAATGTTTTTGACTTTCAACACGAACTATATGATCTGAATATTGTCAAGAGTTGGTATACTGTCTGTGGTACTCAATTTAATGTTCCCAAACATTATCACTCCTGTTCTCATATTAGTTTTGTATATTACATTGATGTAAGAGAGAATGATCCTCTTTTGTTCTCTATTGAAAATAAAAATGAATGGTTTGGTGACGCATTTTATTTTGTGAACAATCGTCACGAACTTAATGGATTGAATTATGCGGTTCAACCAAAGAACGAAAGTCTTTTAATTTTTCCTGGAAGTCTGAGACATTTTACAGCAGCACAAAGAAATTATAAACGAATGTCAATTGCTGGTGATGTTCTCTTGACATTGAAAGAAAATATGTTAGACTTTGAATCTGGATTACTTCCAAATAAATATTGGAATTGATTTGGGGAATTAGCTCAGATGGTAGAGCGCCTGCTTTGCAAGCAGGATGTCAGCGGTTCAAGTCCGCTATTCTCCATCTGCTCAAGTGGCGGAATGGTATACGCAGCAGACTTAGAATCTGCCGTCGCAAGACTTGGAGGTTCAAGTCCTCTCTTGAGCATTTCTAAATAGAATATAAGGTAATAGATCTAAAGTAGAAATGATAGAACCAAAATCCTTTAAAGATTTGATGATGATTTTGGAAGAAAAGAAGGGTCGTGGTGGTCCTGACTATAACTATGAAGTTGCTCTTGTCAATCTTTATAATCACCTAATCAAAGGTAATGATAAAGGTAATGTTAGGGGTAAATTATTGCGTGGTGCGGTAAGTCGTGGAGATATGGACACCGTAACCGACATTCTTTCTGATGAATTAAATAAAGCAAAAACTGATCCAAAGCATCCACTTCATTTTGATAATGCTGACAATGAAGGATTTACTGGAAAAGCAGGAAAGACAGAAGAGCATAAAGACGCATATTATAAGGCACTTGAAGATCAGGCATATACTTTTCTGAATGATTCTCAAAGTAGAACTGGTAAGAATCTCATATCTCAAGGATATACTGTAAAGAGACAAGGTGCTGAACAGGCTCCATTATCTAAGACGGGACAGAAGGCTTACGGTAAAAAAACTGATACTTCTAAACCAGACATTGTATTCCAGCATCCAACAAGACCTGAAAGAGTCAATTATGTAAGTTTGAAGAAAGCATCAGGTGCTGTTTCGGCATCTTCAGGAGCAGAGGAGACCGCAGGAAACTATACAGTGGGAATGAAGGCAGCGTTAAACCTTGCTCTCAAAAGTGGAAAAATCACAAAAGATCAGAAGACTGAATTTGAAAAACAGGCGGGAGAAAAAATTACTCAACTTCGTGATGTGATGTCTAGTAGTAAGGGAATGGGTAAGGAGCAACAAAAAGATCTTCTTCCCAAGATAAACAATATTCGTAGTGAAATTGAAAGGATGGTTCCTGGAACTGAAAGAGAAACAGGAAAAGAACAGTTAAGTGGTAGGGGTAAATATAAGCAAGGAGTTCAGAGCTTCTTGTCTACTGGTCGTGGTGGTGGTAGAAGACAAAAACCAGAGGAAGTTTCTGGAACTTATCAGAGAGCAAGACTTGGTAAAGGGACTACTAAGACAGCAGCAGGTCCTGTTCAGAGACCAGTGACGATGACTGGTGATATTAAGAAACCTGTGACTGGTCAACCATCATCGTTCAGTCAGCAAGAACCAACACAACAGTCTCTACAACGTAGAGAACAAATACCTCAACTGGCACAAGGTATAGCAGCAAGAAGAGGTATTGAAGTTCCGAAGGGAGTAAGGTTACAGCACATTGGAAACTACGTTAGAAATCAAGCTGCTCAACAAGCAAGACTTCAGCAGATGAGAGGAGCACAACCCGCTGCTCAACAACCACAAACTAGAGAACCATCTAGACCAGAACCTCAACAGCAACAAAAACCTCAGACGCAACCACAGCAGCAACCAGCAAAAACTTCAATAGACAAAAATCAAAAGCAAAGAAAACCATTAAACACAAATAATACTCAATCATTATAGGAGTAATCTTATGGCAGCATTACCAGCAGGAGAAACTTTTAATGAGCAAATGTGGGTTGTATTTTTTGCATTATCTAGAAACGATCCAACATTAAGTAAGATTGATGAAAATACTTGGATAGAACTTTATGGTAAAAAAGATAGTAATAAATTTGATAAATTCTTAAAAGAAAGGGGTATTGAATGGTGTGTAAAAAATATGCCCTTAGACGGCAGATTTAATAGAGCAGATTTAAAAGCAGCAAAAGCAAAGTTTCCAAAAAGTGGATTGGATTGGCATAATGCTTTAAAGTCTCAAGTAGTTAGTTTTAGAAAACATCAGAAGGGAAAGATTGCATCATCACCAACGTTTAATGTGACTAGACAGGGTGAGTTTTATGCATTATCTAACTTGACTCTGTTTTTGAAAAATGTTAAATCTGCTTTTGGTGCTAAGTTTGCTGATGATAGGTGGAATCCTGCCGATGTTTGGTTCTATAAAGATGCTGCGGTTAAGGAAATAAGAGATTTAATTTCTCATAGTTCTGTTATGGATAGTTCATATATGAGTGCTTTACCAAGATCAAAGCAAAAAACGATTGCAATATATGATATAAAACAGATGAATGAACTTTTATTAGTGTTGTATGAAAAAAATATTCTTATTCCAGTATCCTTAAAAAAAGCAACTGGTTCTGGAGCAGTATATACTAGTAGGGTTGGTATTACTAATGGTAGAAAAGATAAAGACAATCAACCCAAAGATCCAGAAGTTACTGCTAAACTTTACCCTATAGTTTCTGATGGTAATGATTATGTTGTAGGAGGTAAAGGCAATGATGGAGGTAGAAATTTAAAATATAATTTAAAAACACAAGTTGCCACTTTAGACTCTAATGGAAAGCAAGTTATAAAAACTGAATATGATTATGTAACTCCAGGAACTGCTAATAATATTGTTGTGGCATCTTCTGGAGAATTTGGTGCTGCTGGTGGTGGATCTATGTCTTTAACTGAAGCTGAAAATGTTATCTATACTTCTAGGGGAAAGAGTGCTCTTAATAAAGCTAGAAGAAATGCTGTCCCCAATAATGCAAATATATTAACCGATGTTTATGATAATGATATTAATAGATCTAAACAATATATGTCAAATATGGCAAAAGAAATTGATCCTAGTAGCACATCAGGAAAACTTAAATTAGGAAATGAAGAAGAGTCCTTAATGAAAAATAAAAATAAAGCTTTAGACTATGTAAAAGATGCTCAAAATAAATTAGAAATGGCATTAGCAATGAAAGAATCTGGAAAAGAAGATGAAATAATTATAGATCTATGGAAGTCCTGTACCAGTAAAGGTATTGTTCGTAGAAAAGATTTTGAAAGAGTTTTAGGAAGGGCTGCAAGAGAAGAAAAATATAGAGCAAAAAAACTTGGAAAATCAATATCAATGGAGGAAGCAGAAAAGATTGTATTTGATAAGTTATCTGCAAAAATTTCTCCATCCACTACAATACCAGCATCAGTACATCTTAAACTTTATTGATTATGAATCTCCAAATATTAGAATTAATTCAATCTTTTGAAACCGATGCCAAAACACCAAAGAGAAAGTACAGAGATTTTCTTGCTCACGTTTATTGTGTGTTTGATAAACGGATCTCGTTGTGTACGGCAAACACGGTGATGAATAAATATAAAAAGATGAGGGCAAGTATTTTGCGATACATAGTCGCAAATGAAAGAGTAATAACGACTGAAATCTGTAAAAATAAGTAATGAAGAATTTTTTCCAATTTTTATCTGAGGCATCTGCGTCAACTGCCGTTCAGCAAGCTCAGCGTATGGGACTTGTTGGTGACGGTCACGGTGGATGGTATGATAAAAGAACTGGGGAGTTTGTTGCGAAAACTGAAAGGGGTCAATTGAAGTTTTATAATAAGAGACAAAAAATTGGTCAGCAAGATCCGCCACAGTCAGATAAAGAAAAAAGACTATCTCAAACAACAGCACAACAAGCACCGGCACCACAACAGGAACCACAGGCACAACAACCAACAGAAATGGTTCCACCAGAAGTTGAAAAGACAAAAGGAACTCTTACAATTGCTTTTGGCCGTTTTAATCCACCGACCACTGGACACGAAAAACTTTTAGATACGGTCGCAACATCTTCTGATGATGGTGACTATGTTATTATTCCATCAAGAAGTCAAGATAAGAAAAAGAACCCTCTTGATCCTGATACTAAGGTCTCTGTAATGAGACAGATGTTTCCAAAGCATAGTGAAAAGATTGTCAACGATCCAACAAATCGCACAATCTTTGATGTGCTTAAGAGGGCACATATGGATGGATATACGAATGTAAGAATTATTGGCGGTGGGGATAGAGTCAAAGAGTTTGAAAATCTTTCTGGAAATTATAACAACAAACTTTATGCTTTTGATAATATTGAGGTTCGTTCTGCTGGAGAAAGAGATCCCGATGCTGAAGATGATCTAACAGGAATGTCAGCATCAAAGCAAAGAAAGGCAGCAGCAGAAGGTGATTTCAAAACTTTCCGTAAAGGTGTTCCTTCCTCAATGAATGATAAGCAGGCAAAGGAACTTTACAATACTCTTCGTTCTGCTATGAATATTAAAGAGGGATGGAGTCTTTGGGAAATTGCTCCTAAGTTTGATTGGTTAAATCTTCGTGAAAATTATATTCAGGAAAAAATTTATAAGATTGGTCAACTTGTAGAAAATCTTAACACTGGACTTGTTGGTAAAATTATTCGTCGTGGAACCAACTATTTGATCTGTGTTACTGAAGATAATATTATGTTCAAGTCTTGGATCAAAGATGTTGTGGAGACTAAAAATTATCAAGAAGTTCCGATGAAGAATCTCAAAAAACTTGTAGAGGAATCTTCTAATAAAAGTCAAATTACAAAGATTACCAGGTTTACAGATGTGTCTGGAGTTCCTGCTAATCAAAGAGAAGTTGGTACAGATGCTGTCAGAGAGTACGCGATGAGGTTGACTAATACTGCCTATATCAAGAATTTCATAAATAGAAACAGGAAAAAGTAACAATTAAATCTTCTCAATGGAAAAACCTACAGGATCTCCTGCTTCTGGAGCAAAGGAAAAAATTGAAAAGCAGGCAAGGCAACTTGCTTATGATACCCGTTATAAGGTAAGGCAGTCAATGAATAAGGGCACGAAGTTGAATCCTGCTCAAGTTTCAAAGGCATATATGACACAACTTGCCAAGTCTAATTCTGCTCCAGCGGTAAAGGCAAGAGCAAAACAAATGCTTCTTGGCGAAGATTTGGTTGATACAAAGAGACTTGCTACCGATACTGTCGTATCTGCTCTTTATAAGGTTTTTGTTGAGGGTGTTCAGGAAGAAGTCGTTGTTGAAGAGAATGAGTATCTTCAGCAACTTAATGAGATGGAAGATAAAAAATATAAGATCAGAGTCACAGATAAGAAGACTGGTAATACTTATGTAAGAATGGCGACCCGTGCCAAGATTTCCGAACTCCGTGCGAATCCAAATATCTCATCTGTTGAGATGACTCAGTATGGTGATGTTTCTAAGACTGAAAAGTTAAAAGGAGCAGCAACCGCAAAAACAAAGTCTGGTAAAGGTTTAGATCCTGTCGGACAAGAAGATGGTGATGTGGATAATGATGGTGATCGTGATAAGTCTGATAAGTATCTGATGAAGCGTCGTAACGCAGTTGGTAAGGCAATTGCGACTCGCAAAGAAGACTACAACTGGCAAGATGGTTTTGCTGAATTAATTGAGAAGAAAAAAGAAGAGAGTGGCGACAAAAAGATTACTGGTGAGGGAGTTAATAACTCTAAACTGATTAAAGTTTTTCCAGATGAAAATACTGGAATCAAAGAGCAAATTGGACCTGAAATGGGAATGAAGACAGGTCAGCAAAAACCACAACAAAATACATCTGCGATTAATCAAGTATTGACCGCAAGGCAAAAAGTGGATGTTGCCCAAAAAGAATTGGCAATGAAGCAAAGAATGGCTTCTCAAAAAGGAGTTAACTTAACTTCTTTATCAGCATCATATGAACCCGAAGGTGATCAGATTGATGAAAAGATCACTGCTAAAACTGATATGGGTGCTGCAATTACAGATTTCCAAAAATCTAAGTCACCCCAATTAGCAGGTAGAACCAAAGAACAACGAAGACAGGCTGCTATTGCTGCTGTTCTTACTGCCCGTCGTGGTGGTAAAAAATTGGGTGAAGAGAATGGGTATGGGGATGAGAAAGAACCAAAAATGAAAAAGACTGAAGATGGTGCTGAAGATCCAAGATCAATTCCAACAAAGGTCAATCTTGTAAAGAATAAGTTAAGAGCAATGGGTGTGAAGAATCCTATTGTGATGGTTGCTTCGGAAGAAACTATTTCTGAAGAAGATTATGATAGAATGAAAGATACTCACCTTCAAAGAGGTGGTATGGGAATTCGTTCTTCTCAATCTCCTGCTAAGACCGGATCTTCAAAACCAGTTGATCCAAAGAAACACGCCGAAACTACTAAGAAAGCAATGGATTTAGTGAGACAATCAATCATTGCCAAACACGGTAAAGGTTCTTTAATGTGATCTGTTTCTAAATAGGACAGGATACTCTTCACACGGAGGTTATTATGTCAGCAGCAATCGCATGGTGTCTTGCTAACCAAACTCTGATCGCAACCGCACTTTTTGCAGTTTCGGAAGTACTGGGAGCAAACCCAAAGGTAAAATCAAACGGCATTCTCTCACTCATTCTCCTTCAAGCTCAAAAAGCACTCAAGGATAAAGGAGCAAAGGATTTAACTCCTGGAGCGTGAATTTAAGGGAGACCAAACATAAGGTCTCCTTTTTTTATAAATATCTGTATACAAAGAATTTATAGGTAAGGAAACATGGCTCTTTGGGGCAATAAAGATTCTTTAAGCAATCTCACTGGAACTATAACAATTAATCTTGCTGCTGAGACTATAACTGGTAGTGGTACAACTTTTGTAACTGCTGGAATTGCCACTGGCGATATTATAGTTGTTGGTGCTGGTGCTACTTATGGTCAGGCAGTTGTTTCTGGAATTACTTCAGCAACGTTGATCTCAATCGCATCAACTCAATTCCTGATCCCACACCCAACACTCAATACGATTGCTGGTGCTGGTTATACAGTAACTCAGAAACCAAAATTCACTCTTGAAGATGGTCAGTATTTTGCTCCCGAAGTAAAATCAAACAGATTCTCTGCTGTCTTTGGTGTAGGAACTACTGAAACAAACGTAGCAGCTGGTAGAACTGTTGGTGGCAAGAACGCTGCTTATGCCGTAGCACACGCTGGTTGGGTTGGCGTTACCACTTATGTTGATACTCACGGAAACTTTAGAGTTAAGTCAGAAACTCTTGTTGCTGGAAGCACCATCATTAACGACGCTGAAGACGACACCAGATATCCAGAAAGCTGATAATATGGTATGAGATTTGATGAGTTGAATGAAAATAACTACTTGTTATTTGCTATAAAATTTTATAATAACCCTCACGCTCTTACCAAAGAAGATTTTGAGGATGATTTAAAGCGAATAAAATATGTTAAAAGACTTCTTAAAAGGTATAAAAATACTGGAGTCTTAAAAACACATTTAATTTTAAATCATCTGACAATCTTGTTTAATGTTTTTGATGACGCTGCTGTGCCATTATTGTTTTATAATTTAGAACAAGATCTTTGGCCAGCAATTAAAACTTTTTTGGTTTTCTTAAACAGAATCCCAGAGTTTCCTAAAACTCATATTCATGAAATACCTGAAGATAATTTCTGTATAAAAGAACTTAATTCAATCTAATGGATATTAATAGAATTATTGGTATTGTCCGTTCTCTAAAAGAAGAAGCACCAACAATGAATCTTGGTGCTGGACAAATTGCTGGTACTAAGGAAGCTGGGGATGATCCACCAGTTCGTAAAGGTAAAAAATATATTTACGGAACGGGATTTCGCAAAAACTGGTTACAGAAAAGAAAACCACCACAATAAGTCAATGTTCCCATTATCATCTACAGAAACAAAAATAGCACTGCTTGAAGAGCGTATCAACGTTTATGAGCAGATGATGGAGCGTATTGATACTGCGATTCAAAAGATAGGAGAGACAAGTCAAAATATCAGTCAAATGCTTGCTATTCATAATGAAAAGATTGAACAGTGTAACCGAACAGACAATATTATCGTAAAGATGATTGAGGATATTAAAGTATCATCAAAAGAGCAACACGAAGCAATTAGTAAAGAACTTGGTGAAAGAATAGAAAAGGTTGAAGAAAAGGTAGAAGAAATATCACAGTTTAAATGGAAAGCAGTGGGAGCAATTGCTGTAGTTGCGTTTTTAATCAGCATTGTCCCAACAATAAGTTCTTTCTTGACCCCCAAACCAATACCTGCTACAATAGAAAGAGCAAAGTAATCCCTTGTAATGGATCTGGTTGATTCCAAGTATATTGGACTCGTTTCATCGCGTCTACAAAAGTTTAAGCGGGTCAAAGCGGATCTCTACAACTTTCGCTGCCCTATCTGTGGAGACTCTCAGAGGAACAAGAACAAAACAAGAGGATACATTTATCCTGTAAAGAATAATACTAACTTCAAGTGTCATAACTGTGGAGCAAGTATGTCCTTCAATAATTTCCTCAAAGAACTAGATCCAATGCTTTATAAGCAATATACGATGGAGAAGTTCAAGGAGGGGCACACTGGAAAGAACTTCGTTGTAGAAGAACCCAAGTTTGAGTTTGCTAAACCAGTCTTCAAAAAGAAACTGGATTTACCCAAAGCATCAGAAGTTCCTATTGCTAGAGAATATCTAGAAAAAAGGAAACTGAATCCAGAAAAGTTTTATTTTGCTGACAAATTTAAACAGTGGACGAACACTCAAAAAGTTACGTTCGACACTATTGGTAGGGATGAGAGTCGCATTATTATACCAATGTATGATGCAGACTCCAACTTGATAGGTTTTCAGGGAAGAGCACTGGGTCCCAACCCTGTTAAATAT